TATATAGGGATGACGAAACGCCAAGAATCGTTCTAAGCTCTGAAGCCGTAACTATTGTTGGCATTTCGTCATCCTTTCAAGCAGTTAGGTGAGCGGCCAGCTCGGGAGCGGACTGGCCGTCACTATTTTGAATTAACTATGCAACCTTCCATAGATAAGCGCCAGCGCCTACCTTGGTTGCTAGTGCGCCGTATCCGTAGTAAGCAACCTCAATCTGGCCATTTAGAGCCACATTGGTCTGGAGACGGAAGCGAGATGATTCATACCAAGTGTATGACTCTGGGTTGATGATGATGATTGTATTATCATCAATTCCACCAGTTAGAACGCGAGAAACGCGAAGGTTTAGACCTGCAACATTTCCTGTGACGGAATTAGGTGCGAGGTTACCAACTTGATTCTGTGGGTTGATAACTGCCTGATAAATTGGACGGCCTTGATCATTGAGGTTCATAATTGCGCCCCATTGCTCAGGAGATACGACGATATTTTGTGCGAATCCGAGAGTTCCTGAGTAAATGCTTACTGCTGCATCTGATACGAAATCAAGCAAGTTAGCAGCTGACATTGTGCGGTTTCCGCCATCAGTTCCACCAGCAATTAAGCCAGTTCCAACTGCAATATCTGTTGCCTTTGCATAAGCGTATTCCATTTGACGAACTAGCTCATCAAAGAATACTGGAGAAGAACGATCTAATAGCTCTACCGAGAAGGTTTGACCGCCTGCATACTTCTTAACACTAACTTGTAAAAATGAATTGGTCATTCCTTGCTCAACGATTGCATCAGCTTCAGCTTCTTCCTGAACTAATGGAACTGCAGTAATTTTTGGAATCTCAAAGCTCATACCAGCATCTGGTAAAACGCCTCGAGATACTGAATCTACTAGCGGTCTATCAGCATTTGATAGTGGGTTGATTACCTCGGTCAATTGACGAGTAGGAATCAAACCAGCGTTGTTTGAAGTGGTGTCATCTGCTGCCATAACATACTGACGAGCAGCGTCATCACCGAGTTTAGCGCGAACGCTATTCTCAAGATATTTTGCCTTTGTAAACTCAAGGCGAGGGGTTGTGTAGAACGCTGGCTTTGGAGCTGCAGCTTCTACTTTGGCTGCTTCTACCGCTTCTTCAACGGCAGGAGCAGGAGCGGTAGTGTCAGACACTTGGTCTCCTTCGGTTGGTTTGTCTGAATCAGCGGTTGCCAAATCAGAATCTTTTGCTTCTTCATTTTCTGATGCTGCTACTTCGCTTACGCGAGCAGAATCAATTGCAGGATCAGTAACTAGGGATACTTCATCTAGCGTTGCTGAAGTAATCTGCATTACGCCTTTGTTATTTGTCCATTCATTTATTTGAGCGCCTACGCTAAAGCCATCGCGTAATCCTTCAGTTGCTTCGACTAAGGCATCTTCTCCAGCCATAGTATTAGCAATCTTAAAAGTGGCTTCAATTCCAGAGCTTGTTACATTGTGAGACACCATTTTGCCAATTGGCCGAGTGCGGTCGTGCTCAAGAAGCAACTTAACTGGCTTAATCTCAATGCTATCTGCTGCAAATACTGTTGGGCCTACTGAGGTGTTTCCTTGCTCATTCCAAGTAACTATAGTCCCAGTAATCGTTCTCTTTATTGTGTCGGCAGCTGTTACTGCCATTGGCATATTAACCTTCATTTGGTATTAAGTCCTCTTCTCGCTGAATCTGCTCAACGCTCATCGCGCCAATGCGGTTTAGGATTTCATAAACTTGCGCTCTCTCTAGCGCGTTACCGCGTAGGAAGTCATCAAGTGCAAAGCGCGTCATTACTGGATTAGGAACGAAGTCTGGTAATGATAGGCGTTCCTCAATTGCCTTAAGTATTGGGCGAAGTGAGAAATCGACAAGCGAGCGCCGCTCTGTGACTGCGTTTGAATAGGTCATTGAAGTCTGCTCGGCGCTCAAGAAGTAAGCAGGTATTCCACAAGCTCTAGCTAATTCTAGCGCGACATATTGACGCGCCTCTGCGAGCTGCATTGACTTAGGGTCAAAGCCAAATTCTTTCAAATCTACATCGGCGTTTAGAAATGCAGTAGATCTAGATTGACGAGCCGATTTCCAGGCAGTTAATAACGCTGAGATTCTTTCGGCAGTTAAATTAGTGCCATTTGATTTGAGAACCATAGTTGGAGCAGGCTCTTTAGCATAATTAACTGCTGCGTTCTCAAGATAAACTGCAGCAGCGATTGTCTTGCCAGCTCTGTGTAGCAATCCCTCATCTGGGCCATCAAATCTAATAAGCGAACCAACGCCTTGAAGTGGGACTGATTTGCCATCGACTTTATATCCGGTAATTTCAGTATTTAGAAAATCCGTATCCACTGTAACGCGTTCTGGGCTAACGCGAGTCCAAGCTCTGACGCGACCGCCGTCAGTTGCTGCATACATATCTAAAACTTGACCATAACCAGCACCATAAAACCAGATATCTTCAGCGAGCCAGTTATAGATTACAAATCCTGCAACCCTTGGGTCTGGCTGATTAATAACGCGGTGCGGATCTACATACTGTCCAGTTATGCGATTAAAAGTTGTTAAAGGTAATGACCCAATAGTTCCGCAAATGATATTTCTAGCGCGAGCAACTGATGGAACTGACATTGCTAATGCGCGAGTTGTATTTGTTGCTCCGCCTAGTATCTGATAAACGGAATCAGCAATTTGAACGGGTGATAGAGCGGCTTGCACATCGGTTGGAATTGATGGCTTAGCGGCTTGCACCTGTGGAAATAGGAAATCTCTTATAGCACCCATTGCTTACATTGTAAGCGAGCCGACTTACACTATTTGAATATCAACTCCACTTTCAGCCATCGTTGCGTAGTGTGTTGCTAAGGCTGAAGCAATTGCTCCGCAGATAGTCGTATTACTTACTTTGCGACCCATTACCCAACCGCCGTCTCCAAAGGGTAACTTGACGGCGGATAGGCATTGTTTGGTCAGCTCTTCCTGTCCCGAGTGAGCTAACCGCTGAGATGAGATTGCTCCCAGTAACTCATCGCAGCTTTGGGCATAATCAAGTCCATCTATTGGCTCTACCCTTATACCAGCTGGCGCTAACCTAGCTGCTACCGCTGACGCGGTTCTGGCTGAATAGGCAACTAGCTGGACTGGATATTTTCTAACCCATTCGGCTACATCATTAGCCATTGCTTTATCATCAAGGTTGGCAGGGTTATGCCAAGTCTGTAGAAGTATCACTTGGAATTTATCGCCTTCAAGTCTTTGGCTAGCAACTAGCGCTGCTTCTTTTCTACTAGGGCTAAGATCAATAGCCAGCCAAGTATCAGCTTCAGGGTTGAGTCGCAAGTCCTGAACTTTGCAACTCTCCCACTGAGACGGATTGATAACTGGGTTAATCGTATCGACCCATTGACATAAAACTTCTGTGCGCACAATATCTTCGGGATCTGACAATACGGCTCGGATATTATCTGGATGAACTGTTATGCCAAGTGATGGGTTGGCTTGGCAGACACCTAGCCAGAAGGTTGGCGAGTTATCAAATTTGATGCCTTGAGGTGCTGACCATTCAAACCAACCAATATCGTCATTACCGCCAAAGATGGCGGCCATTGCTCTTTCCCTAAGTTTATTTAGAACGATACTGTGCTGATCTCCAGCATTTGAATAAACCCAGATTTGAGGATTTGGGCTAGCCATTTGCGTATATCGCAAGGCAGACCAGACATCCTCATCCTTGTATTCTCGAGCCTCATCTAGGTGTATCGTTTCTGGGGCTGCAATGCCTCGACCAGCCGAGTTATTAGCCCTGACAATATATCGGCGGCCTTCAGTAAATTGAAGCTCCTGAAATCCTTTACTTTCTAGCTTCTTAGTAAATTCAGCAGCTAGTCTGGGATTCTGTTCGATAATTCCATAGATCTTATAAAAGAGTTCTGCTGAAGTAGTTAGCTTATGGGCCGTATGGACTTGCAATTTCTCTTTTAATACATAGATTCTAAATAGGATTTGAAGCGCCATAAAGGTTGATTTACCCTGTTGCCGAGCGCAAAGTAAGGTAACTACTGGGTGAGCCCAACGGCCATCAGGTTTATATTTCAAAGTGTGATGAGCCAGCCATTGCTGCCAAGGCATCAGCTCAAAGCCGATTTCTTCGCAAAACTTAATCATTTGTTCGCCGTAAGAGGGGTAATCATTGAGTTTTGTGTGAATACGCGGTTCTGGCACACCCCTTATAGTCGATTCATCCCGAATACGGGCAATCTCCCCCAATTCGGCCATTTCAATTGCTTTCATTCCTGATAGTGCCTAGCCGAGCCATTTTCAGGGAAAATCTTCCCAAT